ACCCGAAAGCATCCCGGCCCTTTCTTCATCTGTTTTAGATGGGAAAAGATATTTCAGTGCTTCAATGCTATCAACACCTAACTCCTGGAGGTTCCTAACCACAATAGAATTGTTAAGTGTATCTTGCGTGGAGTCTTCATACACAGGTCCCATCCAACGCCATAACATTGTTACGTCGCCATCAGGAATCAGTCCAAGCACACCAGGTGGAATCTGTTGTGACTTGAGACATGCCATCATTAAACTTTTAACTTGCTCTTCAAATGCACTACGTGCATCTGCATACATATTTGATTCTTCAGGAGTAGCAGTCTCTGGTAGCTCCAGGGGCTTTTCAATTCCTGCAGTAGCAGCAAGCGTTTCACGGAACAGGCGTTCCTCTTGGTAAATAATTAATTCAAAGCAACGGCAAATACCATACGTATAAATTGCAGTTGCTTTTTTCTTTGATGTTGCGGATACACGTCCAAACAATGATTTGTATTCTGTTGCAGTTACGCCTGCGGAAATTGATAGCTCATCTACACCACCAAGAGCAGTTCTAATTTCTTCTCGATATTGACGAGAGAATGAATTCTGGTCACCAGTGATAGCATCTGGGACAATATAGCCAACTCTATCGTTTGGCTCCAGGTTTGCAATAACGCGTGGCACACGAATTTGGCCATCAACACCACGGCTAACAGGATCCGATTTAAATGTAGAACGGCTCAAACCATTGGGACTATTGAACCCAGAGTTTGCTGCAATAGATGGACGCTGTACAACGGAATCACCACCGGATTCCATAAGGTCAGTTTTTGGCCTGGAGGAGAGAAGAGTTGGATTGCCAAAGAATTGAATATTCTTGCGCATGGTGCGAACCATTTCATCATGCGTACAAATGTGATTAGCAAATGCCTCAAATTCTCCAACACCTTCGTTAGAAAATCCCTTGGGATTATTAAGAATTTCTACACAAGGAATAAAACCAAGCGTATTTTTAAACGTTTTTGTTTTGCCGGATACAGCGTAGTTAGGTTGTTCAAATGAAATCTCACCTTCTGAGTGAGTCTCTTCAATTGTCTTATGTTTGATTGAAAGCCTGATGTAACGTTTGGCACCTTGCCCCATGGTACCTTGACCAGTTAAACTGGCAGCCTGGATATCTTGATCAAAGCCAAAGCCACGACGCACCTTATAGCTATAGATGATTACAACTTCATCCAGTTCTCCGTCTACGTTGTAGTATGTGCGATACTCATGTTTACGGAAGAAGTACAACCGATAGTTTGCTTCTGTCGGTCGAATATAAAAAAGACCTTGGCCATCAGCCAAGAAGTAATCCCAGATTGAATCGAGGCGCGTATCAAGTTGGTTGTATTTAACTACACGATCAACAAAATCTTTGCGCTGGTTTCCAAAGTTATCTTGCCCCGGGAAAAATTCAACACCTTGGCGGATACCAAATAACCGCATCTGTGCCAGGTGCGATGCCACGATGCCAGTATCAATTGCAGACCCACCATCTTTTTCGAGATACGAGTCAATGATTTCCCTTAATCGTGTTTTAGCATCGACCGCCATTAACTATTGTCCCCTTTATCTTTATTGATCTTAGCAGTTTTAATAATCAAGAGAGTGTTTTAGTTTGGAAACCAGTGGGCATTTGTTGTCCGTATTGAGGACCAGCAAAAAATCCTGCGTTACCCATCTGCGTACCGCCGGTAGGATTCATAGCAAGAGGAAACGGTAGAGGTCCGCCACCTGGAGTAAGCCCCCTGCGCATAAGTTCTTCTTGAATTTGAATGTTGCCACCTGGAATACTTTGTTGTAATCGACGAAGTTGATCAATTGATCTTCCAGGTAGTCCACCAGTGGCTCCTGCCCCAGGTATTTCAAAACTTGGACTAGCAGCAAGGGTGTTGGTATCTGCCATTGCACCTGCATTACCCATGTATCCTCCGTAAAATCCAGCCATTTTAACGTTTTTATATTGTTTTATTTTACTCTTCTATAACCTCGTACCCGGCACTGTCGTTAATCTTGGTTAGAAGAACACCATTTCCTTTGAGCTTCCATTCCAGAACATCACCTTCTTGCCAACCAAGGGTTTCTATGATGTCGTCCGGAAAAGTGATGAACGATTCCCCGTTTTCGTCTTCTTGTATTTCCAGGATGTAGCTCATTTTGTCAAAAGCTTTTCCACAAGTTTATCAAGCTTCATGTTGATCTGTTTAAAATTGTCGTGCATTTCTGTAATTTCCCTTAGGAAGTCCACCTTTAAAACGTAGTCTAAGGGCATGCGGTTCACCTTTTCTTCTAGCTTATCCAACTCTCTTTCTTGGTTTACCAATGCGGTGTCAATTTGCTTTGCTCGTACTGAAAAACGATTTAAAATTTTATTGGCGGTCCAGCTCCCCCCGGAGACGCCTGATATAACCAACGTTACAAATAACGCTAAATATTCTGGACCCATGACTAAAACTTTTCTTCTATTCTAGACTTCAGTAATCGAGATGGAGGTTTCCTTTTCTGGCCAATCCTGTTACCAACCATACCAAGGCGTCGACGCAATCGTCATGACTACTAACACCGAAATTAGTGAGTTCCTCGAAGAGATTACTGAAGTTCCTGAAACGGTTGAAGATGATCTTACGGTCTTCAAACATACCAATGATGCCACGGAATCGTGCAAGCTTATCTGCACGGAACCCTTTTACTGGGTGCCAAAGCAAATTGTAGAGTCCTTCGTTATTCAAGCAAACACGTTTGAAGTCGGCCTCCAAGGAAGCCTGGTACTGTACGGCTTCTGACCAAATGTCACACGTTGAATACGTTGGGAAGTACGAACCGTTTTCATCACAACCAAGGATAGACCAATCGTTTAAAAGCTCCTTCATGGCATCTAGTTTTTCTAGATTTCCCATGACCCTGATGCGTCGGTAATCAATGATGTGTATACGGTCTCCAATACGTCCTCCAAGAATCATTACGGTGTAATCGTTTTTCTCTTTGATTCCGGCAGAAAGATCAACGCCAATACCAAGGGCGTCAAATTCTGTTGAGATTTCTGCCTTAACAATTAACTCTGGTGCCAGGGACAATTCATTTTGTCGTATAACTTGATTCATGTATTGGAAAGAGAATGCAATAGGTGCTTGCCTTTTCTTTTCCTTTAGGTATTCCAAGGGCCACATCTCCGGCCAGTATGACTTCTCTTCTCCTGTTTTAACATCATTTTGAATAGCAGATAAAACAATTTGCATCCAGTTGTTTTGTTCATTAAATGTTGTCGAGTGAATATCGTCATGCCTAAACCTGGTACCAAGGCAGATTGCCCTAGCACCTTCAAACATGGTTGGTGAAATCACTGCGTTCCAGTTATCCTGCATCATTTTTCTAATGTCAGGATTTGAGATATCTGCGGCTGACTTGATGGCGTCATCAATCATTACCAAGTGCGAACGCTTAGAGGTCACCGAACCTTTCAAGCCTGCAGCACAAAGAGTAAATTGTTCATCACCAATTACTTCAATACCAGCAAATTTATGGTCAATAGACCAGTATTCATTACTGGTTACGTTCTTCAGTAGACGTACCCTAGGGAAAACTTCTTGATACCTTTTGCTTTCAATAATGCGCTTAATGGTTGCAGACTTAGAACGAGCAATGTCTACCGTGTAAGACAAGTAAAGAATTTGGAGCGGAAGTTTGGCAGTAGTGTGAATTCCAATTGCCCAGGCTGTAAGCAAACCTAGAACTGTACTCTTTGCTGAACCGCGAGGAGCAAGTAGGTCAATGTTTGGACCAGCAATTTTTATCAAACAAGAGCTATCTTGGTTGGTTATAAATTGCCTATGCCATTCTTTATGGTGCTCTGCCGGTGGTTTATCTGCTACGTACTCACAAAAATAACCAAAGTCTTCCTTTGCAAGATCTAGCTTGTCTTGGTTTTTATTTTCTTTAAGTTTAAAGTTTTTTGTTGCAGCACGAGCATTACGACGATGTGCCAGGTAAGTATAAGCGGGCACAGCAGGTAATCAAACTATGTTTAAATACTAGCTTATTTTTTAGCTTTACGTTTCTGCTCTTGATATTTCCTGGCCTTATCTAAAGCTGCCTTACGTTTTTCCTTATCGTTCATCTCAGTACCATCCTCCTTCTTAGCTTCTTTCTTCTTGAGGTACTCAAGAAACTGAGGAGGCATTTTACCCTTGGCCATGATTATTCTCCTGGACGACCAAAACGAATGTTTCCACCAGAGAAGCCTGATTGCCTTGGCGGCTGAGCGCCACGACGTTGCTGCTCACGGGCGTAGTTACCATATGCTGATCCTACGGCTTCTCCAACAGGCGGTAGGCCACCTGGAGCGGCTTCTGAACTCTTCCCACCTGCTAATGGAATTTGTTTACCTGCGCCCATCTTCACTTCTTCTTGGGAGGTACAGGCTTACCTTTGCCTTTAGCGGGAGGCATGGGTGCTCCTTTTTTGGGGGGAACTGCTCCTTTCTTAGGAGGTACTGCTCCTTTTTTGGGGGGAACTGGTGCGCCCTTCTTGCCCATTTCTTCCTTGCCCACTGGAACAAGGCCCTTGCCAGGAACAAACTTTTTCTCTACGGCCATGGTTAGAAGATAGCTCTTGTTTAAGTATACTGTTATTTATTCTTCCAGTTGCATTCTGGCCCACACACTCATAATTGCTTCTTCCAGTGGGGTTTCAATTGGGTCGTCTTTAAAGATAAATGCAACTTCGCGCATTGCCCTGTCGGCACCAGCCATCAATAGGCCCTTACGATCTTTAACCGAAGTAAACTCTTCTACTTGTGCAATGGTGCCACGTAGTTCACGTTGCATGCCAGCAATGCGAGCAACACCGTGATCTCGTTTTACATTACCGTCTCCCGGCATCTCCATAGACTCCCGCAACTTGCGGATGTCTTCTTGCATCTCTTCAATTTCGTACAGAAGAGTCTTGCGATGATCCGGCTTTTTGTACTTACTTTTAACCCAAGCTTCACACGCAACAATACTGCCGTTGTAACCAAGGAAACGGCTATAGAGAAAAACTTCAATTATGGAATAGTTGTCGGAGGCAAAAGCAAGGAATGATTCCTGGACAGAACAATCTAGATTGTTTACCCAATAATCAAATACCTCAATATCGATAAGCTCGCTGGGCCTGTCCGTAGTCACGTGACTCGTCGGCTTGCTTAAACTGCTGTCCTTGCTCCGCTGACGTACGCTGCTCTTGGGCGCCCTTGCCGATAGTTTCTCGTTCTTGGGATCCAACATCTTCCGCCTTCTTCTTGGAGAATTCGTAGGCTACACCAGCAGCTTGCTTGTACTTGTCTAAATCAAACCAGTCATCAACATCTGTCTGGCCTGCGGGCACGCTACTGGTCATGGCAATTAACTCTCAAGAAAAAATTAGAAGTTACCCATCATGCTAGCAAGGCCTTGGGAGAAGACATCACGACGGCCTTCAACAGATTTCTGACGTTGCTGACGACCTTTTGATGCTTCCAGGCGGGAAAGCAATTCTTCAAAACGGTTAATGTCAAAGTCAGAAGCACTATCAGTACCAGTGTTGGTAAGTGCGTTCCCAGAGTAAGTCATCTTTAAAAATTTTAACTATACAAATTATAGCAAAGGTTTATGAATTCCAGAAACCAGAGACCAAATTTGAAGCAACATTACCAAACGATTGAATCTTTTGTTGTTCTTTTAAGCCTTCGTTTTTAATCTTCTGAGTATTGGAATCAATCTCCCCTTGGAGGTTTGTCAAGCCAGCACTGTATAGATACTGCCTGGTATCTTTAACATTCTGTTGTTGGTCTTCAATTTCTGCAGGGGTACCAGTAAAGCTACTACCAAAATCAGGTGTAGTGATTTTGGTTTTACTTGCCAAGTCTCCGCTATAGCTGGGAAGAAGGCTCTTGTCAAAAGTGAATGCACGCTTTCCGGTCTTTTTACCTGCTGCGTCGGTAGTCTGCTTACCGAACATTGTGTCATAGTAGTTATCCAGGTAGCTACTATTAAACTTGTCTTGGTACTCAGAGCCCTTGGTAAGTGAGCTAACAAGATCTTGGTTGGTAGTATAGAACCCTTGGTTAAAACGTTCAGTTGCCTTGCCTAGTTCATCTTCTGTTGCTTGACGACCAAGGGTTTCTTCGTAGGCGGCCTTAATACCTGTCTTCCTGCGACCAGGGAGCAGCTCTTTGGTATAGACATCAGTTAGGGACGCAACATCCGTTTCCGGCGGCGTCAGGTCATATTTAGAGGCGTAGTCACGTAGCTGCTGAGTAGCTGATTCGTAGCCAAGAAGCCCCTGACGCATTTGTGATTCAACACCAGTTCTTAGGCCGGAGTAACCAGCGGCACCAGCAGCTTTACGTGCAGCAGTTTCTGCTTTGGTTTCTGCCCTTTCAGTTGCTGCACGCTCTTCTGCAAGGCCTTCTTTTTTCTGTTGATAAGCAAGATACTTTTCAAAGGTATCATCCTTTTGAACAGCAGGAGCATTGTAAGTAGGACCGCCGCCACCCATAATTTTTCTCCTATGCGTTTTTAGTGAATCGGCTGCTAAAACCGGTTGGACCAAACATTGCGTCTGTTGCTACTAGTTTATCAAACCCTGTTTTACGATTTTCATTTAATAATGCTTGAAAGCCTGCTTCTCTTGAACTGGGATCCAGACTAGCACCAATTGACCAGCGAGCATTCTCTCTGTTCATTGCATTTTCTTTTGGTGCCAAGAAATCAAATTTTTGTTTTTGTGCTGTGAATTGCCGTGCTTGGTCTAGGTCTGGTCCAAGTACGTTAGAGAATAGATTATTACTCATGCCTTGCCCAAGAGAGGCATTTAGGCCCATTATATTGTTGGCAGCATTTTGCTGCGCAACATAGTTTTGTAGTGCCCAGTCGCCTTCTATTTGTCTATTCTTAGAGCCTTGACCAAGCAAACCACCAGCTAAGCCGCCAATAGTTTCTATAGCTGCAGACGTTATTAAACCATATGCCATTGTTTTGTTACTTCTTTGTTGATTTCATTTTAAACCCTCTTTACGAATAATAAGGTCGAGATTGGAATTGTGCTATTGACAAAGGTTGAATTGTTGGGGGATTGATGCTGTTAATGGCCGTAAGGCCACTTTGCCGATTCCTTTCAATTGTATCCCAGGAGGGGCCCCCAAGTGCAGTGGATAAGGTTGAGCCAAGTTTTCCAATGGAGTTCATTAACAATGCCTGTCCAGAACTCTGCATGCCTAATTCTTGACGATAGTCTGCTTGTCTTTTTTGCGTTGCTTCCCAATCACCTAGCTGTTCTTTTAATCCGCCTTTATCCGCGTAGCCTGGTGTCTTTGGACCTTTAATTGCATTTACTAATGCAAAGTTGCTAAGAGCATTTGAATCAAGTTTAATTCCATGTTTTTGGGCAGTTTTAAGAAGATTGTCTAGACCATCAAAACTTTCATCTTGCTCTCCAACAACAGAAGACAAGCTTTTACTTAAATCACCAGTATTTAAGTACTCACCAAAAGGACGGCTTTTGATTTTTGTGGCCCAGTCAACATTTGCCATGATCAACCAAAGCTAATGGAGGGGGCCGATAGAGTTGCACCCATGTACGGGTTCTGTGAGATTGCTGTGCGAAGAGTAGCTCCAGTCTCAGTCCGATCAATTCCAGCAAGCTTGTATTGTCCAGCTTGACGTCCCAGAGCTTGGTACACGGCGCCTTCGGAAGCAAGCTTGGCTTGTGCATTAACCAAGTTTGAGCGATTAATTTGTTCTTGGAGTGGGACCATTGCTTTCTCAAGTTGGATCTTCATTTCCAATTGATCTTGCATACCTTGACGAGTAAGTGCCCGTTCTTGTTCACCTAGAGCTTTGTTTGATCTTAGTTGATAATCAAGGTTGCGATTACGCGCGTTTTCATACTGCCCGGATTGATTAATTGGAATGTTGGTACCAGGAATATAGATTGGTTCAGAAGTTTCTTGAGCCTTGGCGCCCAGGCCACCAGTAATTGCTTCCAACATATTACCGCCCGCCATTGCTCCAATAATGGGAGCACCAATCCTTGCTGCCACACCTAATGCACCTGGTAGTTTGATGCTGTTAACCAAGGCTGAAGCTGCTGCGCCGCCACCAAGGCCACCTAAGCCTTGTGAGAGTGCCCCCATAATGTCACCTTGCATTGCTTGACCAGTTGCCATTAGGCCTGCGGTACCAAGGGTTGACATGCGTCCCAGTGGTCTCTTCTCTAGTCCTGCAGACGCAGCCCTTGCTTTTGTTTTAAATTCCTCTCCCATTGGACCAAGTCCTTGCAACCGTGATTCTACTGAGGAACGCATGCGTTCAAGAACCCCAGGATTAACGCCTGCTGATTGGTTAAAAAGCGGACTTGACTTCGGTAACACTCCAGTTGTCCATGGATCCGGTAAGGCCATTTTTCACTATTACTCCTATGGCTTTAATTCTACCAGTACCTTTATTTAACTCATCGGTAATTGTGAGTCAAGTTGTTTTGCGGCAAGTGATTGGTTGATTATATTACCTGCCATCACGCCAAGGAAGGACCCAGCTAGGCCACCTACTGCACCGCGTACTCCACGTGCTCCAGGCTTTGAACCGGACTTGGAAACTACATCTTTTTCATTAAGAAGAATATTGGGTTGCACAACTGTTTCTCCGTAAGGAACAGAAGCTAAGCCAAGTTTGGCACCAAGAAAACCCCCTGCTACTGCAGTAGCTGATGGAATACTTATGGGATAACCAAAGACGCGTGCTTCTGGAACACCTTGTAAATTCTCGGGTGTGGCCTTTGCTATACCAAGAAACGCTGGATCATTATATAAAAACTGCATATAGTTGGCATAACGCTGGTGCGTAAGGCCCGGGATCTCCTCTCTAGCTGTTTCTTCTTTTAATGGCCGACCTTGTCGCCCTTGAATAAATCTTTCAAATAATTCAGTTGCAGGATCACGACTTTTTTTAAAATCTTCTGATGTCGGTTCATTTTGTTTGTAGCCTTTTGGCCTTCCAAGTTCAGCAATGTTTGTGGGGTCGTAGGCACCTGTTGCCGCAATAGCTGGCTGCATAATTGCAGTCAAAATTGCTGATGATGTGTAGCGAGGTAGCTTGCCTTCAGGGTCCAAACCAGCAGCAATAAGTTTATCCGCAATTGCAATTGGATGATTTATTTGCCAAAATTTTCCGCGACTTTCTTCCGACGCAATATCTCCCAATACCCTGGCGCCATATGCACCAAGAAATGCACCGGGTGTTTCTTTGAGGGATATGTTTGCTTGTCTTAGTTTTTCTTGGAAAGCAGGATCTCTTATAGAACTTGCCCTTCCAGTTCCAGATGCCTCATTTTGTAGCATGGCACGTTTGCCATACTCATAACCAGAGCGTATTCCCTTAACGTCTAAATTTTTTACCACTAGTACGCCTCTGCTAATAACGCAAGAACGTCATCAGATAAGGTGACACCAGGCACTGGGGACTGAAACCTAGATAGTCCAACAGTTTGGTACATGGTACCAGGGGCAAGTTGTTGTGCTTGTTGTTGCCGATTAATTAGCTGACGTTGAAGAAGCTGTTGTTGCTCTTGTTCAAGTTGAGAAACTGTCTGTGGTTGAATTTGGGGGTACAAAGAACCCTGCGTTACATAATCAACGAGAGGCGCCGAGCCTAGTGAAGCGGCAAAGTTTACGCCCCTTTCCAAGCCTGAAGGAACAGGTACTTCCTTGACTACTCCCGTGAGTACGTTTTTTACTTCTGTTTTTAGTGGAGGAGATATCTTACGCGCTAGTGCAACCAGAGGATAGTTAAGCAGGAAGTCCCCCGCTCCATAGGCTAGGCCAGCCTTAGGGCCACCAGAGAGCATTCCTAGTGCCAGGTTTAATCCAGCCCCTGGAAGCGCCTCTGCTGCTGCCCCACGGGACGTTTCACCACCAAGGGTTTTTAGTATGGATTTTAATGCGTTACCTAACATGAGCTACTTCCTATTCCTCTATTTTACTCTCAGGTGTTTTCAAAGTTTTGCCCGGAGAAATATTTTCTTCTTCTTTTGAGATCTCTTCTCCTCCACGTGTTTCCTCTTCTTTAACTTGTTCAGAGCTAATAGTTGATTTGCGTGCCAGTAACTGAGCAACAGATGGAGTGTCTTCCATTTCGCTCTTGACTTCTCCTTCTGCCTTCCTCATAAGAATACCGTTTGGATCTGGGTTCTTAAGGCGCGGCATTGGGTTTTTAGCAGCCTTCTCTGGCCTGAGCGTTGGACTTAAGTTGTACGCCTCCATCCACTTGGGATCGTAATCTGGTTGATCTTGTGGGCGCTGCTTGGTACGTGGGCGGCCCTCATCAAAGTCATACGACACAGGTCGTTCAAAACGCCCCAGGCCTTCAAACATTTCATAACTTGGAGTTGTCTTTTCGTTGTCGTCAAAAAATGGTGAGTTAGAAACAAAGTTTAAGTCTGGGTTCAATGTCTCTTTCCGAGACATGAAACGATTAATTAAATCTTCTTCGTTAAATCTTGAGTTGTTCCAAGGGGCAGCACCTGTTTCAGGCTTGGCACGAAACAAATCGTTAAAATTTAACTTCCGAGGAATTTGTCCTTGGCGGTTAAAAGGATTTGTTATGTAACGACCTAAGTCAAGCCTTGCGTCTTGCGCCATCAATCCTCAGGTGTCTTTTGTTTTTTGCGTTGATGTAATCCTACCAAGGTCTTACGAAGGTTTGCTTGCTTAACGGTTGTGTCATTGTATTTGTCTGGATTAGACAAAACATTTTCCTGCAGTTGAGCAGTGGTAATACCTTTACGTTCTGCCTTGTTGGTGAAAGCGCCTTCCTTCATCTCGGCATCTTTGATCCACTTGGTAGGTTTTTTCTTTTTTTCAGCCATTGTTTTAAGGGGTTGTTTTAACTTTACCAAAATTATCCTTTGTAAGTGCGGATTGGTCCACCGCGCCTGTATGCAGATCGCATAAGGTCATTTCTCCAATCTTCAGTACCGGGATCAATGCCATACGGTGGAATATTGGTAACTTTACTACCAAGGAAGCCTTCTGCTGTAACAGGTTTATCCATACGTGGGTAAGCAATTTTTTGTCCTTGAGTAGTAGATTGAATAACCGGCATGGCACCTTGTGAACCAGCGCCCATTACTATTTGTTCTTGCCAACCACCAATACGAGATAAACCGGGCGATTGTGTCAACGGACCAATTGCTGCTGGCTCTAAGCCGGTCACAAACATTTCTTGAGGAGAGTTACTGTAATAACGAGCTTTTTCACCACGACGAGTTAAATTCATGTTTTGGGAAGGGGTTCCAATGTCACGCCGAACGTTAGGGTTAACACTTGTTGTTGGTTGAATAACCACGGTACCGCCGGTCATGGCACCAATAAACGGGCTTAAAGGAGTTGGTACACTACGCCCTGGTTGATATTGCGCATAAAGAGTACGTTTGCTAGGTTCTTGCCCAGGGAGGCCAAGCGTCGACTGAAGACTTAAAGGAGACATCCGAGATACTTGAGCTGATTCACCGGGATTAGATAAAAGTTCTAATTGATTTAATTGTGTTCTTCCTGGCGTTACAAACTTTTCTGGAGATGCAACGGCTTTTGTTGTGAGACCACCCGTCAAAGCATCTGCTAAGAAAGCCTGTGCGTTTGCTTCAACTTGAGCTGAGATTGCGCGGTTTGCTTTAGTGCCTGCAACATTGTAAACAGTACCTAAAACATCGGGATTGTTTTGGGTTGAATAACGACCTGTCGGCGTCTCAATAGAGCCAGTAATGCGCGGTTGGCGGAGGACGCTATTTGCTTTGCTTTTACCTGTAAAAATTACAGGTCCAGCAGCTTCGGCGGCGGCTCCTGTATAAACATCAGCAGCTCCCAGGATGGGGCCAAGGTCTTCGTCAGTGGTATACCCAGTTCTAAGTTGATTAACGCTTGGAAGAACTGGCTGCTGTTCGGAAGGATCAACAATCATTCCGCGTCTTAACGTTTCCATTGAGCGAGCTACGTCTTGTGCAGGCCCAGGACGAACCGTTGGGCGTAGATTACGAGCCTGCTGTAACACATTCTCCGAAGCGGCAACAGAAGCCCTGGCACGATCCAAAGCACCTAACTGTACAGGTGTAGGCGTTTCGCTTCTAGATGCCCTGGTACGCAAAACATCAGACGCCATTCGAGCAAGGCGCTCATCAAATTCACCACCAAAAGTCTGTTCAAGATCAATAGATTGAACAGGTAAGTTTAATTGTTGCGTTGCGCCATATTTTGTAAATTTAGACGTTACAAGATTTTTGAGATATTGATTCATCGGGGCTTGCTGACCCTTTAAAATTACTTCCGTTAAGTCTTCATCAGAAACTTTATTTAGCTCATTTAAAAGACGTGCTTTTATTTCATACTCTGGACCTTGCTTTAACCTGGTTTTTAACCCTGTATCCGCAGAGGCAAACTCACCGGCTGGATCTTGATAAACAATATCGCCAGTAACATTAGGTTTGCCGCCGCGCAAGGCATTACCTCGCATAGTGGTTTCAATTGGAGAAGAGCCACCTGTTAACAAAAGTTCAATATCTTCACCTAAGTTTGTAGCTTGTGCCCCACGTAATTCAGCGCGTTGACGAGCATTGTCAACAAGTTGTAATTGATCGTTTAATTCTTCTCTGTAGGTTTTGTTGAATTCTGCGGCAAATTGTTCGGGTGATAATTGTTTGCGCGGTGGTTGATTTTCATTTCTGATGTCAGCAAGAATTTGTTCGGATTGTGATTGAAGACTTCTTGCCTTTTCTATGCGATTTCGAACCTGTGCCGCTTGAATTTTATTTTCTGCGGAGTAATCAAAATCCGTGTCAATTTCTTTTGCAAGCAAATATTGGCGTGCTTGCTGTACCAGAGGATCATTAGTTTGTTCTTGATTTAAAGCCCTAGGAGGAATACGAAAAGATTGTTTATTTTGAACATCAAGTGCCGTCAGTCCTTCAGCCTGGTCAACTGGCAGTCCATCAGGAAGTTGTGATGCGGCTCGATTAATTGCATCATCTTGTTTCAGAGTTACCGGTCCACCCGCCTGTGCAATATTCTCAAGATTCTCAACCTGCCCTAGGTCTAAATCTTCGTTTCGTTGGAGCTGAGCCTTGATGCGTCCTGTTTGCTGGTCTTCTCCGGACTCCACTGCGTTTGTGGCTTGACGACGAGCTTGGCCTAAAAGATTTTCTTGCAGATTAGTTAAGTCTGCAAAATTTCCAGGTTGTGAAACCGCTACTGCTTGTTGAATTCGTTCTTGCCTACGACTAAGTGGCTGGTCTTGCTCCATACCCTGAAGCCGGCTATACTCAGCCATGTCATTAAGAACACTGGCTTCATCTGCTGCTTCTTGCCGTAACTCTGCAAGTACACGCTCACCTTTGCCTTGAATCTCCATGTCACGTTCACGAAGTCCAGCTTGGATGCGCTGATCGGCTCGCGTTTGATTTCTTGCAAGTTGTTCGTATTCTTGAATAAAACGATCGCCGGCATCTAGTTCGGCAACAGGTGCCAAAGATCCTTTATCTTCTAGAAAAGAACGCGCAAACCCACTTGCGGGAACTGAGGGTTCTGCCGTAGCTACTTTAGATGGCGCAGGTGTTTGAACAGGTGCTTCAGATCGTACTGGAGGGGTGGGATAACCTGCCGCACGACGCATATCGTCAAGAGTTCGGTACTTAACAATAAAATCGGCATTAGCTTCGGCTGTGCGAGCCGCAGCGGGCGATTTCTTGGTAAGTGCACCACGTAAGCCATACGCTCCTAGGCCCAGGCCCAGGCCCGCAGCACCGATGCCTAGGGCGTTGGTCAGATTAAAGCCTTCATCTTTCTCCTTGGCAGGTGCACGGAGTTGATTACGTCGGAAATTGATTACGTCACCCGCCATCTGTGCTCTTTCTTCGTCACTATCCGGTACAGGCGTACCTGTTGCACGGCTGTAAGCGTAGAAATCAGCGGGGGAAATTGCCACGGTTAGGTATTGTAACTATTTTTGCCTTTTTGTATTCTATGATTTACAACTCTTGGACGCACAACAGTTATACTAAGTAAATAAGTGTATTTGTTCCAGGGATGGACGTTGGTGACCGCCAAAAGAAGGTTGAAGGCCTAGAAGCCATCAAAGGTAAGGCCATGAGTATGGCAAAAGATGGCAAGGATTCACTAGAAGTGCGTGATTTTGTTACCAATGCCAAGAAAGAGTTGGCATATGAGCTTCCAGATGAGGAAGCATTTCAAAAAGCAAAGGCTGCGACACTTGCATATAAGCGACGGTCAGGGAAATAGAGTTTTATTTACAATTTGTAATACACCGGGGCTAATCCCCCGGTTTTTTTGTCTAAAAACTTGGGCAAAGTGGGCTATACCATGACAAAAACAGGATTTTACTTATTTTTTCAGAAGCAAAATCTACATAAAGTCGAATAGGAAAACAATTTTACAAGTGCTTCTCTAAGTACCTGTCCGAAGTGGAATGTGGGAAGAAAAAAAGAAAGAGTGGTGTGCATGTAAAAGTTCCCCGGGTTCCCCGGCTGCGCCGGTGTGAACGTGACTCCGTTGCGAGAACGCCTCTGACTACGTTGAGAAGCAAAGTAAGAAGAAGGGAAGAGTGAGTGTAACGGGGGCTGCGCATCCGAAGAACGCAGGTTACCACAGATTCCCACGAGGACAGATTAATGGATGTGTTTTTTGTTTACGCAACGAAGGAAGCTACGTACCACTTTGTGGTTAACAAGGAGGTTGGCTTAGCGCGGATCACGAAGTTAGTAAGGAAAGGACAGAAGGGTTACGACAAGAGCACCAGTATGAGTGTGGACCGCGCACGTAAGTTTGTTAGGCAGCTGCAGGTTGCCTGACTACGGTGAAGGATTGGCTGTGTCCCCGCGAGAGCGGGGGCATGTAGCCCTTACACACATTATTAATACGTTTGATACGAATTCGTATCGCTCGTTGGGGTAATACGTTATCGTATAGCCCCTAAATTAGGGGATTTTCCCCGCATTAGTATTCTCCACAAGCAACTGTGGTCCACAGGATACACGTCAAGCTGGACGTTAAACGCAGCAGACATAGGCTGATGGTCAGCCATGGATAACCTGCTTGGCAGCTGCAATTCAGCAGCGTAAGCCCAAGTGTTCCGAGGTAACTTCCATGGCTAAGATCATCTACCCCGCCGCTTACTACGTCATCAAAATTGATGGTGTAATTGTAAAGGTAACTGAGGATGACTCGGTTGCACTTGATTACATCGTTGATTATCCAGGGCGTGTAACGGTGGAACCCGTAGAACAAGGTAAGTTCTACGGAGAAAGCTGATCCGTTAAAGCGGGTTGGGAGGTGCGAACCCTCCCACAGCTATTGCCTTCAGCGGAGATAGGCACCGCACACACAGGAGTAATCCCGTGGTCAAGCAAGCAATTGCACTGTTCGCTCTTACGGCAGCGTTACCGATTACAGCAACGCTGATTTTGGTGCACTACGGTGTACCAGAGTTACATAAGGCAACGGCAGCACAATGCCGTACACACGATTGGCCTGCCGACAAGGCAGTTGCCACATCTAAGTGGTGCGTAGCGAACGGTTACGCTATCAAGTAACAAGCCTAGATGGTGGGGGATCAAATCCCCCTACTTGGTATTGCCACACACTGAGTGTGGCTTATTCAGATCATGTCTTATGCCGTCGATTGTGGCTCTTGGTACAAAGCAGCAGCCACGGAGGAAGAAGCGGTACTTCTTGCAGAAGAAGTAATCGGACAGTTTAAAGATCAATGCCACCCATGGGGCGACCTATGGGTGCATCAGCTTATCCAAAAGTTAGAGCCCAATGAGGGCATTAATTCTTACGGGGAGATTGATATCTTCCCCTTCTGATAGCTGGTGCGCAGCCGGGTTCGATTCCCGGCATCAGTATTGCCACACACTGAGTGTGGCTAACAGAACAATGCTACGCAAAATACTTTCTGCTGCACTGATTGCCACTGCAGATGCAGTGGCTAAAGATCAGACTAAAGAACGCATTAGCGAGGGTATTAAAGATGGCAGGCGCAAGCTTGCTGTCTGGATACAACCTAAGGACACACGTCCTTAGGTCTAATGTTCCAGAGGGATGCGTCTCTGTAATAACGCATACATCCCATCGCAATTCAAGACTATGTCCATGGTTAAGAACGCCTACGTTTGTGTTGTTAATGGTGAGCCAGAGCTATTTGAGACACACCAACAAGCAGAAGATCATGCCATGGAGCTTAGCTTTGCATGGTACGCTGCAAACCTTGATGTGCCTGCTCCACAGCTGGCAGTTATGTCAGTGACTAATTGGTTGCAACTGCAATCACGATTAGCGCTTGTCTGATGTTTGCACTGAGGGCTTCGGCCCTCTCTGCAGACTTCATTGTCTGCCATGGTATACCTGTACTACCCACCAACTCTATTCAAATCAACATGGAAATCTCCTACGTTGAAGAGCTACTTACTCAACGTGCTAGATTACTTGCGCGTCGAGACTCCACCAGTGCACACCCGTGCATTGACAAGGAAATCGAGGAGCTTAGGCAACAAGCACTAGAGTTGTTCTACCAGTTCCAAGATGGCATGGCTCAGTTCTCTGAGTTGATGCCAATCTGCCTGGTACTAGAACAACGAGTTAATACCAATCGCGCTTTCCTTAAATGGGAACGTGACTTTGGTATAGCTGACTGAAGTCTGCACTAAGGGCTTCGGCCCTTCCTGCAGAACTCACAAGGTTCTGCGCACACTCTACCAATGGAGGTTCAATGCTTACCAAGGTTGTTTACAATACTTGTTACGGAGGATTCAGTATTTCACCTGAAGCCTTGACAAGGATGAAAGAGTTGGGATATACAGGTGACGCTAGTATCTACAACGATTATGCATATTTATATGAATGTGTTCGTCACAATCCAATCTTAGTGCAAGTTGTAGAAGAGCTTGGGAAGAGGGCAAATAGCCCAGGTTCTGACCTATGTATTGCACAAGTGTTTGGTCCTTATCGTATTGAAAACTACGATGGAGCAGAGACAGTTTATGAACCCAGTGATTAC